AGCCGAAGTCAGCGCAGCACTGCCGCCGGCAGCCGCGGTCGCGGGCAGCCACCAGGCATTCGCGGACGAAGCGCGGTTGATCCCGGCGATGGTGTTGGTGGTCGAAACCACCCACGAGTTCAAGTCGTCAACATCGAGCGATGTGTTCTGTGGCGATGTGTGCCAGAGCGCGCGGGACAGCTTCTGAAGGAAGGAGCCCGAGGCGGTCTGAAACTTCGCCCGGATGATGTCAAGATTGTTCGACCCACCACGGTTGAGGATGATGTCGGTAATCGGAATGACCACCGGCTGGCGATACGGCTTCCATTGCTGGTTCGCCGGCTGGACCGAGTCCACAACCGAGGTGTCCAGCAACTGATCGCCGTAGTAGGCTCCACCGGGAAGCTCTTCCTGATAGATTTCCGGGAAGATCAGTTCGCCGGCTCCAAACCGCTTGCCTTCTCGGGTCAACGCCCAGAAAACAGGCGAGGGTTTGAAGACGTTGTCGCCGAGGATTGGAACGATGAATTTCTGGGAGATCGCGTTAACGGTGTTCGAAAGCTGTACCGGCGGCGATGCCAATCCCAGGCCAACAACTGATTGCGCCATGATGTGTTCTCCTGGTCCAAGCGAGGATGGGGGAGGTCGCCGGACAGTTGGTTGCGGTTGATGTCAAGGGAGGAGAACTAGCCTGCTCCCAGAGAAACTTGGGCTACTGCACCATTCCTGAACTTCCCAGTGCCGACTTCAAAACATCTTCGTCCGACATGGCCGCCGACATCGCTTCCTCGAAGGACTTGACCTGCCGGGTCTTGTTCCCCTTGGCATCGGTACGCTCGTTGTAAGGATCGAATTCACCCGCGGCAGGCCTGGCCGTCGAATTCAACGGGTTGCGCGAAGGAGGAGTCAAGGTGGAGATGCGGTTCCTCTCCTCAATATCCTTGGTCAGCTTGGCCGTTTCCGAAGCCTTCCACTCGTCGCGTTCGGCCTTCTTGCGCGCGTCCCAGGTCAGCCGGTCCACCGCGGCATCAATCTGAAGGAAACCGTCCTTGTCCTTCAGGTTCTTTTCGGACGCATACTTGTATGCATCCTCGTAACCCACGGCTACACCCTTGGGAAGATCCTTGGTGGCCTGCGCGAACTGCGACTGGTACTGGTCGTTCAAATAGCGGCCAACAGATGTGTTGACGACACCGGTCACCTGGCCGAGGCTGTTGGTAAGGGTGGACTTGAGCGAATCGAACTGGCCGGGCAGGGCGTCGAGCTTGGTCGTGAGTTCGGCGAGCTTGGCGTCACGCTGGGCCAACTCCGCCTTCATTTGCTTCACGACCGGGCCAAGGAGCGGGTCGTCATCGGAAAGGCCGTACTCGGCCTGGGCCGCGGCACGAAGCTGAGTGGAAGTCGGTTGAGTCTGGGTAGTTTGCTGAGTCTGTTGCTGCACTGGAGCGACAATCTTGCCATCCTGCGCCAGCCAGCCGGCCTGCACAGCCTGCTGGAACTTGGCCGCAAAGGCCAGTTCGGCCTGACCAAGAGTAGACTGCCTTTGCTCGATCTGGGCAGTCAAAGCCTGGCGCTCAGCCACGGGCAGGGCACGGATTTCACCCACGTTGACTGTCGATCCGTCGGGCAGATTCAAAATCATGTCATCGGCGTACTTGGCGTTCGAGAGAATATCTTTCAAGGCCATGGGGGAGGGTCTCCTTCTTACAGGGTTACTGGCCGCCCGTACTACCCGCACCTGACTGCTGACCGGCGGGGTTAGGGATGGCCGCGTTATTGGCGATCGGTCCGGCTGAGGCGGTAGTGGCCGCGGCCTTCTCCGCTTCTTGAATCGCGTTGTCGAGGTACTTGACCACGTTGAAAAGATTGCGCGTTGTCCCCGGCATGGTAAACGCACAGCGAGTGACAAGGGTCATCACCTGAGATTTGATCGCGGTGAGCGATTTAACTGTCGCATCCGGATCGGCGCCTTGAAGCTCGGCCAGTTGCTGAGAGAGCTGGAGCCCAGCCGGAGTGGCGGGAGGAGCATTGGAACCACCGGGGCCACCGGGTCCTGGAGGAGGGCCACCAGCGCCCGGTCCACCGGGCATCGGAGGTCCGCCTGCTCCCGTCATGCCGGGTGGAGGAGGCATCGGGCCACCAGGGCCGGCGGGAGGACCACCGGGTCCGCCTGGGCCAGCCGCGCCCATCTTGGCGATCAACTGCCGGGCCATCATCTGTGCGAGTGCTGGATTGCCTGCTGCCATTGAAAGCCGCCTACTTCTTGTCAGACCAATAGGGCTTGTCGCCGCCTTCGGGGATCAGGCCAAGCGGGTCCTTGATGTTGACGACAGGGGTGTTGTTCACGTCGGGGCCGGGCTCGTTACCGGTCCTGCCGACAGTAAGGGGGGACTTAAAAATCTCGGTGTTGAAATTGACCCCGAAACCTTCCTTGATCTTCGCCATTTGCTGCTCCTTCGATGCTGGTATCTGATCGTGCTGGTTGAACTGTACGGCTGCTACTTCCGGCCCGTCCGCGTCTTGCCTACGCGCCGGTCCACTGCCCTCTTCATCCTGGGAATCGTGTGGCCTACACTCGCTGACTTCATGGTTAAACCTCCTTGGGATTCGGCAGGAAGGGAAGGTTACCGCTCCCTCTCCTGCCGTCTCCTGTCTTGCGCATCCTACGCTTTCGGCGTGGAAGGCGGGGCCTAGTCCCCCACCAGTTCCCACCTCCGGTCGCCGACCAGAGAAGCGGTTCGCTTCCCTCACTTGCGAGCGGCGGTGCGCCGACGCCGCGTGGATCGTCTGCCTCCACGAGCTGCCATCTGCGTACCTCCTTCGCTCCGGTTGCCGAGTCAGGCCAAAAAGGATGGTTGGTCCAAGCTGGTGCTCAGCGGTTAAGAAGACGGGGCGCGAAGGCCAGCAGCACCGTCTCCGGGATGAGTCAGGAACGCTTATCTTGGCGAGAACGAGTCTTCGCGCCGCGGGTAGCGATCTTGGCACGCATGTCGCGCAGGAACTTTCGGGGTTGCTCAAAATCCTTAACGACACGGGAGGTTGTTACAGGGGTTCCGGCCATGGGACTCAGGCTCCTTTCTAAAAGTTGATGCAGCGACGGTTAGGCTGACGAAACGGCCTAGTAGCGGTGAGCGCTCTTCCGCGCGACACGACGAGAAACCTTTGTGGACTTGGCCATGTGACCAGGCTCCTTTCGGAAAGTTGGTGGACGACAAAGCAGATCAGGCCAGAGGAGGATTGCTCCTCCCCGGACTGACTACTTGCGTTTTGCGGCGGCGCGCCGCTCTTTCTTGGTTTCTACACGCTTGTGATGTTTCATGGTGGTTCTCCTTCCGCACGAGCAGGGGCCTTGAGGCCAGAGAAAGTGCGATTAAGGAGATGGTAGCGCAGGAGAGAGGGGAGTGGGGAAAGGGGTAATAACACCAATATGCGGGGATAATTGGGGTTCGGCGCAGCTTAGTAAATGTTCAGTATAAAAGTCCGGCCCGAGTGCAGGCCGCCGCAGCGAAACTGGCAAACCGGAATGCCGAATTCGGCCAGCGTTCCGTTTCTCAACCATGTGTGAATTGTTTGCGGCCGGCGGCCCATCATGTGGGAAAACTCGTCGACGGTTAACCAGTGCGCACGCCAGTTGTGAGGAGGAGTACCACGAGCAGATGAAGCGTGATCGATGGGCGGCTCGGATTTTGCGGGCTTGCTCGTGGTTTCCAATTCTCTCCTTATTTCTTGCCTGATCGGACTTTAGCTAGTGCTTGCAGGGCCTGCTGGGTCTGCTGCTCCTGCGCAATTTCCGCTGGGGCCGGATAACCGAGGGTCCGAAGACCACGTTCAGGTCCAATTATCCCCTTCTCCATCAAACCCGGAGTGAGTTTGCGAATAACCGCCTCTGACAACGGTCTCACACTTGCTTGGTCCAAAGCCAAGTCATAAGTGCTCGGATCAATTATGCCCGCCCACGAGGCAAGGGTAAGATCGTCAACACCCTGATATGGAAGCGTCGTCGGCTGTTGGTACTTACACATCACGTCAAAGAAAAATGTGCCGATCGACTCTGCCGTCTCGCTCAAAAATCTTCCGGCCAATTGCAACAACCCCGAAGACTGCAAAACCGCGCTGTCGAACAAGTCGGTCGAAACATTTCCGGCGCCGGGATCTCCCTGCCGGGATGCGGAGAACCCCAGACAGTCGTTTTGGAGGGAGAGGAGCTTCTCGGCGCCCTGCAGCGCGCTGCTCCCAATAGCGTCGGGGGTGATCGGTGTGGGAGGCTTGCTGCCGGGCTTGATTGTCATCACTTCACCGGGGAGGCCTCCGAATCCGTCAATATCTATTCCTGTATTTTCCTCAATACACCATAAGGCATTGTTCATGCGCAGACCGTTCTCAAAAATTTGGCTGTAGAACCGCTGCGCCAGACGCTGCATGTTCTCGGTCATGCGGGTAACGGGGATGCCCCAGGGGCCGAACAGAGGAGGAAGTACATACTGAGGGAAGAGGGGGAACCTCGGCGCGTTGATGTCACGGCGCCGTGGGTACGGATTACCACCATCCTGTAAGATAACACCTTCGCACTCGATCAACCAGCGCCCGTTAGGATACTTCAACCTGACTTCCGGATCGATCAAGGATGTGGCAGGAACATCATCCTTCTCAACCGTCTCGCGAGTGTAATCCTTGCAGAAGCAGTGGTTGACAAGGCAACGCCATTCCGAGGTCTGAGTCTTTGAGTTCTGGCCCGGAGTTCCGGGCATCGTGCTCATCGGTCCGGAGGGCTGACCGATCCCGTAGCCGGAGTCCCCTGAGAAAGGCTGAAATCCACCGGAGGTGTGCCTTGGAGAGATCGCACGCGAGGTCACCGGCCACTTCAACCGGATATCCTCCAGATTCATCCAGGTCCCCCAACCAGAGAAACCGGGGTCCCAGGTGTAATCTGTGCCGGGATCGAAGAAGACCAACCGCGGGTCGATTGACCTGGCCCACATACCACCGTGAGCCCGACCCAGATCCGGATCAAATCCAGCCACGATCCAGCCAGCTCCGCAGTATCGAGCGGTCAACCCAGCCATCAGCAGGTGGAGATTCATCTTACTGATTTGCCACTGGGCCTGAAGGGAGACTTCGCGCGCGAGATCACGAGGAGTAGCGGGCCGGGTGGCAGGATCATCGGGATCGGCCTGGCGCGCTGCAGCGTAGGAAGGATCGGAGGAACCGGCGCTTGGGAAGACGTACATTTTGGGCGAGAGGTTACTGACCTGATTCGCCTCTTCGAGCATTATTCTTTGGAGCATCGGGATGGAGAGGGAAGGACGATAGACCGGACCAGGAGTCATCGCATCGGACATATTATAAAGCGATTCTGCGTCCTTAAATGCATTTTCACCGAGTGCTTTGTTACGGGCGGAGTCAGAACTTTCGCGCCATTCCTGAATGTGCCTTGCCCTGGGGTCGATGGATTCTTGCTTGGCTGACTTCTTATTCGCGCCAATGAAGACCAAATTTGCCATCTAACCCTCAGTCCCTCTGCATCCTATCGTAGCATCATGCACGCTTGCGGGTACGTTTGGAAGATGTTTTCTTCACCACACTGTTAGCGCCACGGATCGCACGAGCATCGTCGTGAGTCCTAGCGAGGATGGCGTTGGCCGTCGCAGCCCATTGACGCTGCCGCTTCGGCGACTTGACCGCGCGGTTATGCTTCTTGGCCTCGGATGCCGTCCAGGGCACGAATCAGCCTCTTTTCCTGGCCGAGCGCTTACCAGACTTCTTCTCAGAGGCGCGCACAGCCTTCTTCAAGAAGGCGGTGGAATGCGACTTCGCTTCGTAACCGGGTGTTTCATCCTTCTCAGACATGCCACATTCTTTACTGGACTTCATCAAACACCTCCAATTAAGTGAGAATCGACGGGGTTGGCTGCTTCGCCGGCTCGACGACGCTTGGAGCAACCGGCACGGGAGCAACCGGCGGGGCAGGAACGGCAAC